TTCTCCCTCGTCTGGTGGAACAGTTACATCGGTTTCCGTTGTGACAGCCAACGGAGTTTCGGGCACCGTTGCCGATCCTACTACTACGCCTGCAATCACTCTTACACTTGGAGACATATCGGCGGCAACTAGCAAGCCAACGGGCACAAGTTCAGTTACACGAACTTTTGCGGTTAGAGCAGGAGACGTGTTTAACGTAAAGGACTATGGAGCCACTGGTGATGGGAGCACTAATGATTTACCCGCTTTCAATGCGGCAGCTACCGCTATGCTTGCCTATGGGGGTGGCTGCATTTATATGCCTGCGCCAGCAGTTAGTTACAAACTGGCCGGTGTTTGGACCATTACTCAAACTACCAATTCTCAAAGCATTTGTTTGCGCGGAGACGGACCGGGAGTTACTAAACTGTTTTTTAGTTCAGCAAGTAATGGTGTTGAAATCATTGCGTCGGTTGCTCAAACAGAAGGCGCAACCACATCAAATGTTGTTACTGTTGAGGATTTTAGTATTTGCGCGTCTCAAGTTGGCACTTACAAAGCGTTAAAAATTGTCGGAATTAACATAAACGGTTCTTCGATTGGTTGCGCTGTTCGGCGCATTTCAATTGAGGGCTACAATGTAACGAAGTATTGGATAAGCGGAATTCACTTAGTTGATTTGCCGAATGTAGTCATTGAAAACATTCGTATGGTATCGGCGTCAAATACGGCGGGCGACGGGATTTTGCTTGAGGGTAATGGGCCAACCGTTGACCGATCTCCAACTGTCTGTGATATTTGGGCGGTTAATGTCCAAGGGTTTCTTTACGGAATTCGTGTTATCGGAACAAACACTTACGAGGGTGTAACAGTTTCCCAGAGCACGTTTGTTCTTTGCGGGACCGGTATCTACTGGAATACTACAACTGGCGAGGAACAGCTTAATATCACTGATTGCCATTGTAAGTCGCTTAATAGTTGGGTAAACGCGGTTAATTGTGAGCGTGTTTGGATAACTAACGGGAACTTCCATAAAGATGGTGAAGCGGCTTTTACCGGCATTGATATAAACACAAACTGCACTTGGGCAACAATTACAAATTCTTATCTACGCTGCGGCTCAAGTGACGTGGCTATTTCAATGGATTCCGACAATCATACAATCACTGGAAACAAAATTGAAGGGCCAAGCATAGGTATAGTGCTCAACTCAGGTTCAGACCGTTCGCTTGTTGCCTTGAACCAGCTTTACAACTCAGGGGGAACAGCGCGGGCTGGAACTTGCGTTCAAGACAACGGTTCGGGTAATCAGGTGTTCAATAACTATTGATAGATTTTCAACGTCTCGCTACTGATAAACTACTCTCATGCCCATTCTCTCTAAAGGCCACACCTTCGCTACCGGCAATCAAGTTGTCGCAGGCAATCTTAACGCTCTAGTGGATAGTGCTACGTTTGTGGCCGGAACCGGTGGGGCCACGGATAATAGCTCCCTAGAGGTGTCCGGTGGTTCGCTCAGGGTGAAAACCGCTGGCATCACCCCAACCATGCTCTCACCGGGCGCACCAACATGGGTGCCTGTTGTTGGTGTAACGCCAGCCAATGTAGCCATTCCCGGCAATCAATCCATTGTAGGCTCGTTGAGTGTTGGAACAACGCTCACGGTTACGGGTGATGCTTCGTGCAACAATCTATCCCCTACCGGCGACCTGACAATTCTTGCGGCTAAATCAATCCTTACCAGCGCAACCAATGGGCGCACCGTCAAACTAAACAGTGGAACGGGTGGTAATGACATTCAATTTGGCTTCCAGAACGACGGAGGCGGCACTTTCCTGTTGGTGACGATTGATGGCACTAACGAGTATAAAATTGCTCTAACTGCTGTTTAATGACCCCAATTGAGCAAGCCAAGGCTCATTACGTTAAACATGGCCTTAACTTTGAGCAGGACTTAGGCTACTACTTGGTTAATGCCTATGTGATAGCTGCGCCCGATAGGTTTATGATGTTTAAGCCTGTTAGGGCGGAGATAGGGGAACCCGATTGGTTTCCGGCCCAGCCCGACGCTTGGTATGTTCATTATGCTGCCGGTAAACGCTGTTTGGAGTGGTTTTTAGGCCAAGCTCCATTCTTCCTGCCCAAGATTGCTTGGATGAGAGATAAGGGGCTTAATGCTCAACGGTTGGCCGTCTATGACACTGCACGGCTTTGTGATAGACTAAAGCACAAATGAGTAAGACGAAAACACCCACTCCTCCCCCTGCGCCCACAGGCGTGAATGCGGGTCAATCCATGCTGGATTATCAGCGTCAATTTGCCAATCCAGAACTCCAAGCCCTGACGTTTGGGTTGGAACAGCAATATCGTCCTCAATATGCCGCGCTTAACCTAGCCGACATTGGGCAATATCAACGGGGTGGCATCAACCTTTTGGGGCAAGGGACTCAGCAACTAGGAGCCATTGAGCAGCAAGCCTTGGCTCAACAGCGAGCAGGAGACGTAGCGGCCATTGGTCAATATGGGTCTGGGGTGACGGAGGCCATGCGCCAAGCCGACCCCTATTCGGCGGCTATTGCCAACCAACAGAACCAATTGGCTATGCAGCTCTATGGGCAGTCCCAAGGACTCACCCCTGAGCAACGTCGCCTAGCTGAACAGCAAGCCCGTAGTGCAGGTATGGCTAGAGGGCGCATTGGTGATCAATCGTCTGTTGCAGCCGAGATTCTAGGGCGGGAAGGTTTCTTGTCCTCTAAGCGTCAGGAGGCTATGGGAGCGGGACAGCTTGCTCAGTCGTATAACCAACAGTTTTCTAGTCCCCTCATGTCCATTCTTGGCCGTCCTTCTTCGGCTATGCAATATGCACAAGGACAGCAGGGCTTGGCCTATCAACAGGGTGGGCAACAGGTTGGTCCCCGTTTTAGCGACCCTAACGCTGGCGTCAATTTGGCCCTCCAGAACGCAAGCAATCTCTCCAACTACAATGCGTCCATCTATGGCTCTCAGGCAGCCTTGGCCGGGGCACAAGCTCAGGCTCGCGGTGCTATGATTGGCGGTCTTGCCCAAGGTATTGGTGCTATTGCGGCGGCTCCTATGACTGGTGGCACAAGTCTTTTTGGTTTGGGTGCTAAGAAAATGTTTGGCGGCTAACTCTTATGGCTTTTCAATTAGGCTCACAGGTAAATGCGGCCCTAGGTCGCACCGACTTCACCCCCTTCTTGCAAGGGGCTATGCAGGGTGCTCAGGCACAGGCGCGGGGTGCTGAGCTAATTGGGCAGGGCTTGGCTGGGCTTGGACAGCAGGTAGCCACTGGCGTTGAAAAGTATTACAAGAAAGAAGAAGAAAAACAGCTTAACGAACAGGCCACCGAAACTGTTAGCCGTATCCTAAAGACCAATCCGGCATTTGCATCACAAGTTGGATTGAAACCAGATGCTTCTGGAAACATTGATCGCAAGGCTATTGGAGCTGTAGTTAAATCACTAGGCGGCGCGGCTAACACCATTCAGTTTGCTAACACCCTAAACGAATTTACCCGTAAACAGGCTGAAGATACGCAAGCCGCGCAATACGCTTCCGCTGTTACGGAATCTGGTGGCCGTCCATTCTCTATGGTTAATCAGGTTTCGCCTACCGCTCAATTTAGAGGCGCGGAAATGGCTGCTGGACTTGCAAAGATGGAGGCTGAGATAAACAAACTTAACGCCGAAACAGGGAAGGAGTTGCGCGAAAAAGAACCAACTCCCGGCGTAGTAATGACACAAGCCCAAGTTGATGCACTTCCCGCTGGAACCGACTATAAGGGCACTCCCCTGCCCGATGGAACGATCTTTGTCACTGGTCTAAGCCGTTTTGCTCCCGGCGCACAAACCAACATCAATATGGGTGAAAATGCCTATAAGAAAGAAGCTGGTGCGACTTTATTTCAAAGAGACTTAAACGAATATGACGCCGTATCTGCCGCTCCCGATAGAATCCAGAAACTAGATGATGTGCTTGGAGTTATTAAATCTGGGGATGTTACAACGGGATTTGGGGCGGAACTGTTCCTGAATGCCAATCGGATAAGGGCGAAGTTCTTGGATGATAAAAAAGCGGGCAAAACCGTTCAGAACACGGAGCTTCTTGATTCTTTGCTTGGGTCTGACGTATTCCCCATGATTAGCGCATTGGGTGTTGGAGCTAGAGGTATGGACACCCCGGCTGAACGTGAGTTTTTGAGACAAGCATTTACGGGAACTAAAGAATTTGATAATAAAACACTGGAACGACTGACTGAAATCCGTAGAGACATTGAGCTTCGCACCGTTAAGAAGTATAAAGACAACTACGAGAAGGGAACCTACAAGAGATTCTTTGAGGAATCAGGGAGACAGGTGCCCGATTTTAATTCTATTCCACCAAAGGGTGTTACCTCGCTTCAATGGTCTGTAATGACCCCGGAACAGAAAGCCCTTTTCTAAGAATAAAATGACTCCAGAACAAAAGAAGGCATTGGCTATTGCGGATGCTGAATTGGCGGCACGGGCTTCCAGACAACCATCTGGACAACTACAAGCGAGTGGTCCCGCTCCGCTGGCACAAGCTCCTGTAGCGGCTCCCGTAGAAACACCGATGGCTCAGCCTGTTCAACAACCAATGGCACAACCATCCCGCATGGAGATGCTTGGGAATGCTGCTACGCAAATTCCTGCTGGTGTTATGGATTTCTTGAGCGGCGGCGGCACGTCACGCCTATCTGCTGGCTCTCAGAACTTGCTCAGGGCCATTCCACAGCCCCAAGAAACAATTGAAATGGGCAAGTCAATGGTTACACAAGGCGGGCCAACGGCGGTTGCTCAACGTGCTGGCTTTGCGGTCAATCCTGCTGTTGGAGCGGTAGCCACCATGCTTGGTGGTGTTCTTGGTCGCTACCTTGAATCAAAACGCACGGGAACAGCCGTAACGAGCGGGGAACTGGTTGAGTCCGGCGTTCTGTCCGCTGCACTTCCAGTCAAGGCTTTGAGCCTAATTGACAAGTCTGGGCTTAGCGCGGAAATGCAGAAGATGGTTGCGGCTACTGTATTTGGTAAGGCGGCCCAAAAATCTATTGATACGGGTGAATACCTCACCCCAGAGGAAGCGGTTCAGTCAGCAGCCGAGGCTGTGGCGTTTTTCAAACTAGGTAACAAGCTCTCAACGGGTAAGGCTCAGAGCGAACTAGAAGCGACGAGAAACCGTTCCAAAGGGTTCATTAAAACCATGAGTGCTGGCATTGACGAGGGATTGATGCCCGACCCATCTATTTCCAATCCAAGGACAATTAATAGGGGTATGGTTAAGTTTGCGGGTCAAAGTGAGTCTCAAGCCCTGTTCCGAAAACACAATCAACTCCGTGGTGATGCTATTGCCAGAGAGGAGCTTGGTTTGCCTCCAGACGCCGATCTAACGGTGGATGTGATGAAACAGAAAAAACTGGACTTGGCTCGGCCATACGAAGAAATCGCCAAGATCAATACGCAAGCGCAAGAGGTTCTGAATGAGCTAAACGACAAGCGTTCCGATGCAAGAAACGCATGGGATAGTTTCTCTAAGTCCAATGGTGATAGTGCTCTGAGACGAAACGCCGTCACTCTATCCAAAGAAGCGGATGTTATTGAGCAGAATCTTGAGAAGATTGTTTCCGCTTCAGGCAATAAACCATTGCTGGATGAGTTCAAGACCAACCGGGCTAAATTGGCAAAGTGGCATATCTTTGACATCTCGCTTGGTGCAAACGGAGGCCGGGGCTATAACGGTGCTGGATTGGATTTGTCCATCATTGCCGATATGAACGACCCTATGCGCGGCAACTTCACTGGAAAGCTGAAGACGCTTGCTGACTTTGCTTCAATTAATCCAAATGTGATTAAGAACACGGCTGTCGCCAATCCAATAGCGGATAAACAAACATCCAGAACCCTGTTTCTGGGTGCCAGTGGTGCCACCTTGGGGCATTACATGATTCCAAGCGTTAGTGTTTCTGGGTTTCAAATTCCCGGTTGGATGGCTGGTGCAGCAGCAGCAGCGGCGGCTCAGGGTGGTATTTCATCCGGTAGGAAGGTAGCGCAATCAATAGTGGCTACCCCCACCTATCAGAGAGCATTCGCCCGTCCCGAGTTTAATACGAATGTTCCAGAGATGCTTCCATCACTCTTAATGAGTGGTGGTCCAGCGGCTAATCTACCGGCTCCATCGCGTTAAGCCCATTCCCGCTCAGGTAGAAGCGGAGGCCGCAATTGGCTCCCCCCACTACCTCACAATGGGAGATCATTTCTTCGTCCACCCCCATCATCCTGAACTTGTAGTGTTTGGGTAGCTCTAAAAGCCTATCGTCCTCCAATTGAACTAAGACGCTTACCTCTTTTGGTAGGTTCTTAAACCAATAGAGCGGGTCGTTGGGGGATAGGTTGTTCATAAATTAGCTCCCATCTGCACCTAGAAGCATTGCTGCTTTCACGGATGAACCCGACATTCAGTGCAGACAGGATATTGTAAGGGAGGCTCAAACTCCCATCTTCAGGATTGCCCCCACCTCGTCAGATGGGTAGCCCTGAAATGTTGTTCTTTACACCATTACAAAGGTTTTTTGGCGTGACGGTAATAGGTGCCTCTTTTCCCGTCAGCGACAACTCCAGCTTTCTTCTCAATCGCACCCGAGGTAAGCCAAGACTCAATTCGTGAGCGGGCTGTGCTTCTGGGGCATTTGTAGTTGTCCATGAAGTCTTGCATGGAAAACCATCCGTCCTTACGGGAAACGGTTTCCTCTGCCATTAGCTTGTCCATCTCAGACCAAGGGTTGTTTTTCATTAGTAGGTTTTTATGTTTGTGGGAGCGCGAAATTTGCCGTTGATGCCGCGCACTTGAAAGATGGAATAGCTTCCGTCGTCTTCTACCCAGCCATACACCCAGCCATGACTCCAGCGGAGTTTGCCCGTCTTACGGTTGGCGTAGCCGGGGTTAAGATCGCAGAGACAGCCTATGCAGCGGGCTTCCTGTGGCTTTAGACCGGGGGTTTGATAGGACTCTATGCTGTGGCAGTGGCCGAAAACTACGTTGCCGTAGATGCGGGAGTGGGAGGCGCAAGCTGACATTCCCGTGTGGAAGCCGTGAACTACGTTCAAATGGCCGATAGAAACAACCCCTAGGCGGCTATCGTAGGGGATTAGAGAGGCTTTGTTCCTCTTTGCCACCATTTGTATGTCGCTTACCATTCGTTGCCCCAAATCGGCTTTAACGGCATCTGTGGACTCGGCCAAGTCCCATACTCTTACGTCGTGGTTGCCCAGCATTAGGGTGTTGTCCTTGCCCCCCTTGAAGAAGGAGTCGGCAAATCGCGCCCCTACGTCAAAGTCATCCCTCATGCTTACAGACCGGTCTTCCTCTGAGGCTCCCTGACGGATGGCTGAGAAGTCCCATAGGTCGCCAGCAATCACCCTTATCTCGGGGTTGAAGTCTTTGGTAAAGGCTAGGGCGGCGGCGGTGGCTTGAGGGTCTGCATGGTTGCCGTGAATGTCTGCGACTATGACGAATTTCTTCATGTTATTTGAGTTTAGCAGCTTTACGGACAAGTCGCTCTTTGGATGTTTTTTCGCTGTGACAGGCTACACAAAGGGCTTGGTAGCCGTCCTTCTCTACGAACAAACGTTCGATGAAGCTATCCCAGCTTACCCAGCCTTTGAGCGGGTCAACTACGGGATGGATGTGATCTATCTTTATGTCCTTATTCCCCACGCTCTTTGAGCACAGGGAACAGGTGTAGGTGTTTCTAGCGGTGCGGGCTTCCTTCTTGGAGGTAAACTTAGGTGCCCAACGAGACGAAGCCCTACGCAACGCCGAGGTAATGAAGCTCTTCTTGCGAGCTGCAGTCCATTGACCATTGCAGTGGGCTTTCTCATTCATAGGTTAAATCAGACCCCGCCGCATGGAAGGGCCGGAAATTTACGGCACCCTAAGCGTCCATGCGCTGTGTTCAGGCTTTCGCAACCCATTGGGAAGCTATACTCCTGAGACTCGGCTTGCAATAGCACGGGGAAAATCATACGCTTTCTAAGGCAAAAACTAGGGCGATCTCTTTGCTCTGAGCGTCGGTAGAGCCAGCCAGCCCGTTGTTCCATTGCCATCTCCACAACTCGCCATCTTGCCATAGCTTGAGCCTAAACCCCATGCTGGAGAGCAGGGAGGCTTTAGCCTGAAGGATGGCGTAAGTGCGGGGTTGGTTCATGGCGTGCCTTTCATGGCGGCGTCGATTGCCCAAACTCCAAAAGAACTTTTTTGAACGCAGCAACTTCGGCCTCCGCCCGGTCGCGTTCAGCCTCGGCTTTCTCGGCGCGGGCAATGGCGACGTTGAGCCAAGTCGTGAACTTGTCGGCGTCGCTGGTGCCGCAAACCAACCGTAAGGCGTGGAGCGCAGCCTCAGCTTTCTCGGCGCGGGCGATGGCTTCATTGCATCGCGGCTCTTGTTGCTGGATGATTTTATACCTGTGCTCCAAAAGAAATTCACAATCAGCGATTCGTTTATTTGAGGCGGCGAGTTCGCGTTCAAGGGTGCGGGCGAAGTCGGCAGAGACAAACCAACTTTGATCGAAAAACTCCACCGCATCGGTGCGCGGCGTGGGTTGGTCGGGTGGGTTCATTTGTTAAAACTAGCTATCACTGTGTTACCTAAGAACATTACTGCTGCGTTTATGTGTTTGCATCTGGTTCGTTGAGGGTTGCCGTATTCCACTACTTTCTTTGTCCGGTCCCATTCCTTCTGGCAGCGAGTCATAAAGTCGGCGCAATTACAAGCTCCGTTTGGAACATTCTCGTCTAGCTCAATGGTGTATTTTACGTCCCGGTCGGCGGATTCGCATTCTATCTGCGAGCGTCCAATCAGTTCACACTTCATGGCCGTTGTCCGGAATGTAGTGTTCCAGTTCGTGAATGCGGGCAATGTTGAGGAGGGCAACGGAGCCTTTCTCCAGCCTTACTAGGGCGTTGTAAAGATCGGTGGGGTTCTCCGAATGGATGCAGTCCCCGAGCATGTGGTTGATTAGTTGGTCAATTTTTGGTTTCATAGTAGGTAGCCTTGTTCCCTAGCCCAGCTAGGGTGGTAGTGAATGTTGATGTGGCAGGAACGACAGGTTTGCAGCCATGTCGTTGTGTCGTTAGTCTTGGAGCCTCGGCCTTCCTTGTGATGAATGTCCGTGGCTGGTTGGTTGCAGATGGCGCAAAAGGGCGATTCCTTCAGAAATATGCGCCTCAGTTTGGTGTATTCCTTGTTCCTTGCCGATTGCTTGGAGCTTACTCGTTTCAGCCCCAAGCTCTTCTTCTTCTTCGGCAAGAAGTAGTTTACGCTACTCGCGGGTCGTAGTTGTTCTGGCGTCTCCATAGTCGTGTGAGACAGAGGAAGTCTTTGTATGACTCCACAAGTTGCGCCCCGTCATACTTCACTACGTCAATGCGTCCCGGTTCGGTCGTAGAGATGTAGATGTTCATGCAGAGGGCGTCGGTGAAGAACAAGTCTTGGTAGTGCGCGATGTAGTAGGCCGCAAGTTGCATGGGGTGGGTTTCACCGGGGAAGATGGGTTCTTCCGGCTTCGTCCGCTTGCTCTTCCAGTCGAGGATTCCTTTCCCGTAGGGACTCTCAAACACTACGTCGGTAGTCCCTGCGTAGCCTTGCGTAGCGTTTACGAGAACGGTCTCAGCCTTGACTACTTTAATGCTCAGGCTTTCCAGCTTGGCGAAGGCTGGTTCTACTAGCTCGGACAGCATACAACTACGCTCCTCGGACAGGGCCACCTCATGGTCGAAGTATTCTTGGCCCTTTAGTTTGCCCTCAATAGCCGCGTGAATGGTGGTGCCAAGATCGGCTGCTCCCATCCCGTCTTGCTTACTCTTCTCCAGCATATTCCTAACGTAGTCCCCCATTTCCTCGCCGGGGTGAGGAGGAGAGGCGAAGCAGGTTTCCGCCACCTTGCTCATCTTCCAGCGTTCTAGGCCGGGAGAGGCGAGCATCTTCGTGTAGGCTGTAACGCTAGGCAGTAGCTTCTGCTCCCGTGCGTCCTTCAGGTTGGTGGGTCTCGTGGGGTTCTTAGCCCCTTTCTTTGTGGCCTGCGTGTGGCAGGCTTTTCCGTCGAGTGAATACCAGTGTCCAGATTCCGTGCTCATGGTGTTTTGTTTTTATTTAGTTCTGCTGAGATTTCTTTGCTGAGAGCCGCAAGTTTTTGCAACTGCTCATGGAGCACATCGACCCCCTGTTCCTTGCCGTAAAGCCCTACAAACTCGCAGGCTCCCAAGAGTCTGCCTAGAGAGTGGGCCATTAGATAGTCGTTTTTGTTCATGTTTATTTAAGTGACCGCGTATTTTCGCACGCCCACGGTCGGGCTCGGAGGGTTGGGTTTATGCTCGGTACCGCCGAGAAGTTAGTAGGGCTGTTCTTCGGAGGGTTCGTTGCTGGGTTCTGGTGTCGCTAGGTTGCCAGATTGGAGCTTCTGAGCCACGCGGATGAGCATGGAGGCGGTTTGCCAAACTGAGTTCTCGTCAATATGGACGCCGCTAGGAATGAGAATGTCCACAGCCTTGTTAATCGCCATCCCTACCGTTACCCCCTCAATGCGGGTAGAAGCCGCCGATGGGGTTGGAATGCCTGCAAAGGCTGGGAGGGGAGCTGGCATAGTAGGGATTGCCTCGCCCACTGGACTGATGATGGACTTATCGCCCAACACCACTTGACCCTTGCCCTGATAGTCGTCACCGCGCTTGATGCCCATGCCGCCAAATTTAACGAGCTTTCCTTCCAGCGGGCTAAGATCGCGGGAGAACGAGGTGGCGGAGACTTCTACGCCATCACCCGTCAGGGTGGCTTTGTAGAAAGTCTTGCCGGTTTTGGTGCTCACGGCTTTGCAACCGCTCACATTTGCTTGGAAGGTGCCGGAAAAGAAAGTTCCCGGTGCCGAGTTTACGAGGTCTTGGAGTGTCTTATTCATGTTTGAGGTTCTTGAGCTCTTCGCAAATCCTGCGAAAGGAATTTTTGGCTTGTTGGCTGGTGATACCCAGCTCAGCATAAATGGCTTCCCAAGGGCAACCCTGAAGGCTGCGACGATATTCGTAGAACTCGTCGCCATCCACTATGTGTCCCACCTCTGGGTGGTCAACGAGCATGAAGTCGCCGTCGATATGGCAGTAGTCGGTGGGGAGAACAGTCTCCCCGATTCCTAGCAAGCGTGTGTTTTCTATATTTATATGCATCTGTTTTTAGGTTTCGTGGAATATCCACGTTGTGTTTTTATCTACCCTGAGCACCGAGAAGGGACGATTGATTAACTCCTGTCGAGCTATTTCTTCTTTTTTTTCTTCAACTTTCGCAACTGGCTTCTCGGTAGCCTTTTCTATGCTAATTTCGTTGCCGAAAAGATCAATTTGTTTCTTCATAAAACCAAGTGTGGGGAGCGAAGTATTTGATGCGAGAATAGGCCAGCGGTCCATCCCTGAGCTTCAATTGCAGCAGCTCATAGTCATAGGTAGATTGCCCTAGTTCTTGGACGTTTCCGCTGTGGCTCTTGCTGGGCCGGTGAAGGGCAATGACTCTGTGCGCGTCTTCCTCAATGGAGCCAGCGTCCCGAAAGTCGGAGCGGGTTGGCGCACGATCTTCCCGTTCGTTGGAGCGGTTCAACTGTGCCGCCACCATTAGCACGCAGCCCAAAGTTTTCCTCAGCGGTATCATGGCTTTAGAGAGTTGCCCCATGCGTTCGTAAGCAGACCCATCGGTGCCCCTGATTAGACCGAGGTAGTCAATGATTACAAGCTGTGGCTTCCAGCTTGCGGCCAAAAGTCGGCAACGGCTCTCAATTTGGCCAACAGTCATATCCTTGTCGAAAACTCGGAGGTGTTGCTCGCCTAGTCGCTTCAGAGCTTTGAAATACTCCTGTTGCCGGTCGCTCATCTCTTGGTTGATTTGGCGCAGGTTTATCTTCGCCCGTTGTCCCGCGATTTGCTTAACGACAGCCCCGGCTGAGGTTTCAAGGGTGAAGTAGGCCACCCGTAAGCCCCGGTTGAGGTTGTGGCTGGCAATTTGGCTCATAAACGAGGACTTGCCAATGGACGTTCTCGCGCCGACAACCACATACTCATGTGCTTCCATCGGGCTAGAGAGCTTGTCGAAGCTAGGCAGGCCGGTAGTTACTAGGTCGCGGTTGTCTCTAGTGCCCGCAATTTCCTGCTCGGCCCATAGCTTCACCTCCGTAATGAGTTGGGTGAGGCTTGGAGCCTCCGATTCTGTGGGTTTTAAGTGGGTTTGCAGCCCTTCCACGAGTGTTGACACCTCCTCAGCCTTCCCGCCCCGTAAAACGCAAGCAATCGTGTCCTGAAGGGCAGGCTTGAGCGTAGCCAACTGTCCCTCCCATATCAGGCTTTTAAGAGCCTTACGTCCCGTCACTGAGCTTTGGCAGGCTTTCTCAGCCGCAAATAGCTCATCCGCCGGGCACTTATCGCCCAAAGCTAGGTAAACACTGTTACAGTCGGTGAGTTGGGCCTTAGAGCGCAGCCCCACAAGGGTCTGCCAGAGGGTGCGGTGGGCTTGGCCGAACGCCGCGTTGTTCAATCCCTGTGCTATGCCGTCGTCTATGAGTTCAGGGCAGGCTAGGCAAGCCCCTATGAATATGCTTTCTTTGTTCATTCGTCATCCTCCCATTTGCCAATCGTTTTCAAGAAAGCCTCGGCACGTTCGGTGGCAGTTGCGAAATGACCGCCATTCCCATCGTCTAGGTATTCAGCGTAATCCCTGCATTGTTGCGCGCTTCTAAAACCTAAATTCTCCGCTTCGTGCATGGCGTTCAAGTCGTTGAGGTAGTCGGGAACATGGCGCAGCCTATCGGACTGATTCATAAAAGAGTGAGGCCATCCATCAGGCCATTTTCCACACGCTTCCGCGATGGCGATACGTTGTTTTTCTTTGTTCATTTTTTTATTTTGTAGCTTATGTTATCTAACGTGGGTGAGTGGTTGTCCTTGTTTGCTTTAACCAGCCGATCAACCGAGGGCAATGAAAGGCTGTGTATCTTACATAAATCCTTGCGGCTTAAACCCCCTCGCCAGTCAAGCACAACGGCTAGGGCTTTCTTGGCGTCAATTCTAGGCCGTGAGGCAAACTCCCTGCTCTTACCCTGTGCAATGGGGTTGTTAGCAAATCGTAAGTAGTATTTTCCCATCAAAAATCTGACGGAAGCCATCGTTTCTGATATGTTCATGGTTTTACGTTGTGCCTTTTGCAATGGACCTGAATTGCGGCCCTACTTACGCCCAATTCCTTCCCGATTTGCTTAATAGGCATTCCGCTTTTTCGGCGTTCGAGAATAGCGAAAATCGTTTTGGCTGAGAGCTTGTTCGTTTTCCGGTCTTCTTCAATTGGTCCCCCACCCTCGCGCATAAGTCTAGGCGCATGGCGGAAGATTAGGTCTAGGCAGATACTTGCTGTGCTCATTTTGTTTTATTAGGTAATTCGATGTAGGCCACTCCCTTGCATTTTTCGCAAGTGTGTCGCTCGGCGGTTTCATCATCCGCTGAACAGGGATTTCCGTTTTCATCGTAGGCTTGGTGTTCAACACCATCGTTGTCACAGGTTGGGCATTTTCTGAAACATATTTCTCCGCTTATTACTGCTCTCAACCAATCGTTTTCACATTCAGTATAATAGGTTCTCATTGATTTTTCATTTCTTTGTTTGGTAGAGGTAGTGTCTTGCTAGGTGGAGCGGTGCTCCGTGGTCCCTGCAAAGCTCTCGTAAGGTCTTTTGAGCCTTGAATAGGTCCGCAACTTTCATTGCGGCCCAGCCTCTTTTGGTAGGCAATCTAATTCTGGTCTTAACGACTGTTTCTTTAGGCATTAAGACGGTTTGGGCATTATCAATGCCTGTTTGTTGAGGTGTTATTTCTTGATTCATGTTTAGATGAGGCGAAAAACCCCCTTTAAGGGGTTTCCCGCATTTTTGTTTCTTGTTTTGACGCCGCTACGCAATTCGCGGCTAGTTAAGCTGCCAAATATCCGACAGAGAAGATTCCATAGGCCGTTAGGCCAATGTCTGAGAGTCCCGTTTGCACTACCCCAAAAGAATCAGGGCTTCGGTATGCGCTTAGCTGCCAAATGATCCTCCAGAGGGAGTTCCATACCGCCCTCCCTCGAATCTTCAAAGTTGGGGAACGGATTTTCGCGCTGTCCTAGCAAAGCTGAGTGTGTCGCCGCTTCAGGCGTAAGGTGCAACATGGCTTATACGTCCCCTTAACGGTACGTCTTACTTTCAGGGCAGTAAAAAACCCCTTGGCAGTACAAGTACCAAGGGGCTTTTCTGAAGATTCCCTCCGTCGGCAGGCGGGAAAAATGAAATGTCCGTAGGCTCTTGTACAGCTACCTAGCGAGGGGATTATACCATGGGTTCGTTGTCAATTGGTTTGTTTTCGTCGCGTTCAAACTTTTCAGCCTCTTGAATGAGCCGTTCCAATTCCGTTTCCACCCATTCATTGAATGCCGCCCTGTCGGTGATCGTCACGCCGGGAATCACCCCATAGGGCAAGCAATAGCGTAGCACGGCCTGCAATTGGCCGACGTGGTATGGGTAGCAGATTTTGCGGGTGCCGATAAATGCCCTGATGTGTTCTGGTTCTGTTTTCATACGTTTTATTGTTATTTCTAAGCGATTTTTGTTATATTTGTTATGTCTAAGCTATTTTTGTTATATTTGACTGAGTTTCTGCAATTTTTGGTTACAAGTCCCAACTGTCGTCATCATCCTTGCCCAAAAAAAAGAAGGGTGCGATTTTTGGCCAAAATAGGAAGAGTGCGACTAAGCCAATCAATAGGAAGCCCAAAATTAGGCTGATTAGATTAATGAGTGTCATAATAGTGTCATTTATTGAGGTTTATCTGAGTTATCGGGCAAAGGATTACCATTTACCGGTAAACGGAAAATAAACGCCCCCTCGCCCCGCATGGCGTGGTCGAAGAGGGCGTCAAGGCTCTCGCCTATAGGCACTTTGTAATGGGTGCGCCACGCCTCCAAAGAGGCTTTTGTGCGCGGATTTACGAGGCCGACAAGCCTCACTTTCGGCAGTCTGTAGGGTCTAGGCGTCATCTTAAGAGCCTCACGGCGAGGCATAGGACTAATGCGCCTATGCTTAATAGGCAAAGCGCGGCGTTGAGAATAAGTCGTGTCATTTTTTAAGTGTTCCAGTGTTCGCCTCTTTCAAGTCGTTTCGCGTTCTATTGCACGCAAACAGGAAATCGAGCAGAGATTCAATGAGGTAGCGGAAAAGCGATTTCATGCGATTGCCTCCTCAATGTCTATTCCATATTCCGCTACCAGCTCCGAAAATTCGGCGCAATGATCCCATACGGGATCGCCATTTGTCGCAAAAACTAAAGAGTCACATACGCGGTAGAGCGTTATGCTCCAATCCCTTGAATCGGGGTGCTCAGGGTGCCAAAACGTGCCAAATTCTTCCCCGTGGTTGCAGTGCGCCGCCCGATATTCGTCCTGAATTTGGAGCGACTTAACATAATCAATGCCAATTTTCATTTCACGCCCTCCGCTTTGGCTACCGTAGCCTTTGCAAAGTCAATTGCGGCCCCTCCCCAATCGTGTAAAGCCGCAAGCAAAAGGAAATCCCGTGCCACTTGAAGCAATTCCGGCGCGGCTGCGATCAAACGGGCGTTGGCTTCAAATTCTCCCGGTTCAAACGCCACGCATTCAGTGAATAAACGGCAAATAGCTGCCTGTTTCGGCGCTTCGTTTGCGGTTGTGACGGCGCGAGTTGATGCGCTTAAAACAGTTTTCCAAGGCCCCGGTGTATGTGTATTTTGTGTTTTTTTCATAAGTGTTCACCGCAAAGGCCCGCCCCATTGACGGGAGCGGGCTTTTAATGGGGGTTTTAAGTCTTAAACAGATTTGCCGACGAATTCGCAGTAATCCAATTCAGCCAACTCCGCGATTGGCAATTTGCGCCAAGCTTTGCGGATGATCTTGCGGTGAGCGTCAACCAATCCCGCCGCATAGAAACAAGAACGTTGGGTGTGCAGGAAGTCTTTCCCCCTAGGCATACGTTGTCCGGTGAGGTATTCGGCTATACGTTTTACGGCAAACATTTTGGCCGCAACGTGAGCGGATACAGTGTTCGGATGCGAGCGGTTAAAATCGTCTCCACGGTGACTCTTTTCCTCGTCTGAGCACATCCGGAGCAGTTCTTGCGGGTAATTTGTCCACGTGATGTTCTCCAACGGGTAAAGCGCGGAAAACGCGGTTTCAACTAGCTTAATCTTCTCTTTGGTTGTCATTTGTGTATGTGTTTCCTGTCAATTAAGGGGCAAACGCGCCCCCTTTCAACGCCTTAGCCCCGCCTCTCCGGAGAGAAGGCAGGGCAAGGGGTTGGGGTTGTGGGGTGTTAGCTTGCGGGCTTAGTGCGAATTGGCATAATGATACCCATGGCATCAAGACTTGCGGGCTTGCAAGCTTTGGTTGCGGTTGCGCGAACGGATATGGGTTTGTCTGCATCAAAAGTAAGGACAACGCCCTCCGTTCCCATTGCCTGCGCCAATTCGTAAAGCAAAGCCGCATCAAGGGCCAACGTAATTTTGCCCTCTTCTTTGGGCCAAACTTGACGCCAATTGGGGAACGTCTCCCGGCTCTCCCGTGGATAGGTTGCGCCATTCAAAAGTTTCGCGCTCCCATTGCATACCAACTCAACGGAATCGAATTTCTTGGCTAACTTGCGCCCTTCTTTCAAGGCAACCGTTGGCACATATCCGGCCACATCCTCCGCCGTAATTGACACGGGAAGTTTTACCATGGCCGCGCCGTTGGTGGAAATGATGTGCGCTGTCCTCTCCGCATCTATGTCCAAATACGGGAGGGTTATGGCCGCACGGGTGGCATCTTGGCTGGCAACTTTTTCGACAAGGCAGTTTTTAGGCAGTTTCATAGGCTTTATTTATCTGTTTTTTCTGACTCTGTTTTGGATCCGGCGAAGTGCCGGGTTTGCACCCAAAAACCCCGCCCCGGCGAAGCCGGGAGCAGGGCATGGGGTGAAGGTTTGAGGGGTGTTTTATTTGTAAGCCTTTTTAAGCGATTTGCGGAATTGCGCCGGTGTTTCGGTTTGTTCAGTGTGCGGAGTAAATTGCAGTTCTTTCGTTTCGTCATTCATGGAAAGGAAACCGTGTTCCGCCACAGTAGTGGCCGGAATAGAGAACCAAGTATCTGAAATGTCCGCACGAACCGAAACGAGTTTCCCGGTGACACGGTGAAAGACTTTCCCTTTTCTGCGAAATTGGCCATAGTCAGATTGGACGCTTTCAGGCATTAGATAAGATTTCATATGTGTTTTTCCTTTTCTGTTTTGGTTTATGCTACGGCAAGGGATGGCGCACGATTGGGGATACAATAAAGCGCGTAATATGGGCCATCTTTGTCGCTCCGCGCTTCCGCCCAAACTATGCGAACGTTTTTGGCGTGATATTCAGGAACTTCCCGGCCTATAATTGTTTTCTGATATTTACCCATATTAAAACGTTCTTTGGGCAAGAGAGCCAACGTTCCGCCGGGGCTAAAAAGCGATTCTGTAACCGCCCTATTGAATTCTGTTTTGCTTAAGGCTTTCATTTGTTTTCCTTTTCTGTTTTTGGGTTAGCTGTTTATTCGCAGAGAAAAGTGTATTCGGCTACGTCTCCCGCAAGTGTTCCCGCGTCGTTGCGGTGCGAAAAATAGCTTTCGCCACAGTCAACGCAACTCCCACCCGGATTACGGGCAAGCCAAGCGTCGCAGGCTCGCTGGTCTTCTTCCTCCAATCCGCTTGCGTCGCCGTTAATCAAATAACTTGCCCAATAAGCGGGCAGAATGTAAGTTTCTGTTTTCATGTGTTTTCCTTTTCTATTTTTGGGTTGTTTTTGCCGATCCTGTTTTATTCTGCTATCCACTCAACGGATAGCCCGTCGGCTTTATAAGTGCCGTAATCTTGCCCCGCATCCAATTGCGCGAGCACCTGCCCCGAAATCAAACCGTTACAGTGCCCACCGGCAAAATGGTGTTTGCCGCTTTCCTTGCCAAGAAAGGCTGAAACGTGTCCGATTAGTTGCCGTGGCTGGCCCGAAATTGGGCAATTCTCTGTCTTTTTATATGTGATGGTCATAATTTTTTCCCCCTTCTGTTTTGGTGCCGCCGCGTTGTGCGTTGGCTATGTGGAGAGAATGGGTATTGCGTGCTTCGTTTCAAGACTTTTTGCACAAAAGAAAGAAGATAGTCTGTAAGTCACTACGCTTGCAACGATTTGCGCGCTATCTTTTCCACCCAATTCGCGGCCCCTAATACCTCACACCGTAGGAGCAGAGCAAAAGGTTGGGGATAGCGTATGCACAAAGGAAGAAAGCCAACAGCCAACAGCCAATCGCAGCCGATAGACTGCCTACCCGCCCCTGCTGGCAAGCTATGGTATGCCCGTCTGCCTGAATCCTCGCCGTCTCCCCACCTGAATCCGGCCCCGAATCTTGGCTCCGAATCTTGGCCCGTAATCCATTCCCCTCCCATTAGCACAAACCCCCTACGCGAGCCCAACAGGACATAAACCCGACAAACCCGACACTGCTGGCTGGCTGGCAATAGCTGGATACTGGCTGGCTACCCATAGGGGGGAGGGGGGTCAAGGGTGGGGGGGGGGTGGGGTTATTGTAATTGGTCAGAACGCCCCCTAAAAAAAATATTCCAAATGGTCCTTCCTAAAAGGAGAAACGGGAAAACATAGTTGAAGAAGACGGGGAAACATAGTTGAACAAATGGCTTGACAGAAATTTTGGGGGCTCAGTACAATCCATACGCAAGCGTAAGATGAATATCAACAGTAGTCCTTCCAACCGAAGCTTGTTAGCTTTAAGGCGAGGTGTGCTTAAAGCCAAAGCTACTAAGGCGGAGCTTTACGTTAAAGACTTGCTTGATAGTATTGGTGAAGACTATTGCTTTCAGAAAGGCTTCTGCACGTCTAACAAGCATTTCATTGTTGATTTCTACTTTAAGCGTCGCAAGAAGTTGTGTCTTGAGGTAGATGGCGGCTATCACGATGATAGTGAGCAAATGGCGTATGACAGTCGTAGAGACTACTTCCTATCAGCTATCCGTGGATTTCGCGTTAAACGCATTACGAACGATGTTGCGCTTGCCTTGGATAAACACTCGTTATTAGCATTGATCTCGCAATGAGCCTATGTCTAAATTGTTTCAAGTATAAGTCGATTATGATCTATTTGTCTAAAGTATGAGCCTAGAGAACATCAGCCCCGTTCTATTGTCCTCCCTAGTGGACAGCGATTGTCGCACCCTAGAGGCGCGGGAGCCGACGAAGGCTATGCTGTGCTTGGAGCAACTGGCGGAAGGGAATACGTGGGAGGAGATAGCTGAGGCTACGGGATTCTCGTTCAATCAGATTAGTAAGGTGAAGGCGCGGCATGAGGTGGCGATTGAGGTGAGAAGGAAGCAGTTGGCGGCAGATGGGTTTGAGATGGCAGAGGGGCTGAGGTTGTTGGCTAAACAGAAGCTAGAGATGCTGGCTAACAACCCTGACGCTTTGGCTAAGGTGAACATTCGGGATTTGGTTCTTTCCTATGGGATAGCCGTGGATAAGGGTATGCAGGCTCTAGGTGAGAACAAGGTGGTGGTAGAGCACAAGGCCGGGAAGCCGAGTTTGGAGGATGCTATGAAGGCTATTGCGGATGCTAGGGCCGCGCTTCAGAAGGAGGCTGTTGAGATATGATTTGGCGCAAACACGCTATTCTCGCGCCACCAACCAATGAGGAAATGGCGCGAATGCAGCCGGAGGCTTTAGCCTCGCTCTACGATATCTACCATCAGGCGATAGAGAACAGCATACGCGACCCTTACAGATATGGGTTCAAACTACCCCACTGGAAGAAGGCGGAGGAGTTGTTAGAGTCTTTCAATGAGATACTTGTGAGCGGAGGCAATAGATCGTCCAAGACAACGTGGGCAGCAACAGCCGTAGTAAAGGCTGCAATGGACAATCCCGGTAGTGTCATAATGTGCTTCGCGCAGAATGCAGACGTGTCTATCCGCCAGCAACAATGCGCCATTTA